AAATCATCACAAACTTTTTATTCTACAATATTATTTAGCAATACTGATATTCATCCAGAATTTTTAGACTCAAATGGAAATTCTAGAGTAGAATTAATCGATTGGAATACCTATGTTAACGAGCCATCTTCATATCCATATCAGTCTATTATAGAAAACGCAAATCCATCTGTTATGGATAATAATATTCACGGAACACACGTTGCAGGAACAGCTTGCGGCAAAACATTAGGATGGGCAAAAAATAGTACAATATTTAATATTTCTCCATACAATGGCCCACTTGCAGCAAATGAATTTAAATTTTTAACAGCAATTAAAAATTGGCATTTATCAAAAACAAATAATAGACCAACAGTTACTAATCATAGTTATGCCTTCCGTCTTCCTGTGTTTGATACTAGATATATTAATAAAATTACAAAAGATGGAATAGAATATATTGCTCCTAGAGAAACAGAAAGGGCAATAGTAGAAGTCTCATCTATAACTCAAAGCGGTCAAATGGAATCTTTCAATATTATTAATTCTGGTAATGGATATACCAACAGACCAGATATATCATTTAATGGTGGTGGCGGAGATGAAGCAACATTAACCATGGCTAGTGGCACTATAAAAGAAATAGTAATAACAAATATTGGATCGGGATATAATCCTAGTAGTCCACCAAATATGCTATTTTCTTCGTCGCCAGCTGGTCTAACAGCATCAGGAGTATGTTCTGTTAATGAGAGTGGACAAATTGACGGCATTAATATGATAGAGTGGGGTAGTGGATATGATAATCCTCCTAGTATAACATTTGATGATCCAATTTCTGGAACAACAGCAACAGCCACAACAACTATTGGTTCTAATTTTGTAAAATCCATTAATATTATAAATAGCGCTCCCGCATTGTTAAGAGCGACTATATCACTTTTGTATGATCCTCCATCTATGATAATTAGTGACGGAGGCTGTATAAAAGAAGCATTATGGAAATTATCAGAAGAAGGTAATTTGATATTTAAAAATCAACTTATTATAGTTGATGGATTATATAAAATAGCTACAAAAAAAACAATAATCAATGAAACAAGTTTTAAATATACATTATTGGGAGGGGAATATAACTCTATTCCAAATGTTTCATTTAGATATTGGAGTAGTGGAGGGCTTATAGCAGGACCACAAGCCAGGGCTGTTATAAATAATGAAGGTAAAATTTCTGAAATAATACCATACTGGATATTAGATCCATCATATAGTGTTGAAGGTGCTGGATGGTTTACTTCTATTCCTCAAGTTTACATAACAAATGGTGGAGGATTTAGTGAGCAAACATTAGAAGATTTTGAAATGGTATTGTCAACAGATATATCTTCCATTGGTTTATTTTATCCTACTTATATTTGGATTAATAATGCAAGAAATATCATTATGGATTCAATTATAGAAGATCTTATCGAAGCTAATATTATAGTTGTTGGAGCAGCCGGTAATTTTAGTTGGAATATAAAAAGACCAGGTTCTAGCGGATATGATACTACGCTTGAAGTTAATTATTGTAATAATTTAAAAGATAATCCTTCAATACCATATGAAGATAATATTGATAATTTTTTACAATATCCTACTTTTAATCTACCTTGGGGCGATAATATATATGACACATTACCATTACAAGGGTCAAGTCCAACAGCAGCTAGCGGAGTAATATGTGTTGGATCTATGTCCACTTCATGTTGTCCAGAAATAAAATCTGATTTTAGTAATACAGGAGAGAGAATAGATATATATGCAGCAGGAAGCAATATCCCTTCAGCTTTAGTATTTAATAATACCGATTGGTATCACCTAAGTAACAAGCTATATGAAGCTGCAGACTATCCAACCGATAATAGATTTGGCATTATCAAGCTTAATGGAACTAGTATGGCTAGTCCACAAGTTTGTGGAGCAATAGCAAGTTATTTAACAGAAGGTAACGTAGCGAGATCAGAAAATATAGTAGAGCAAGTTAGACAATGGATTAGTGATAATGGAATACCAGCATTATCCGGCTTGGCTTTCCCATATAATCTTTCTAATGGAACAAATAAAATTTTACATTTTCCTAATATAACAGTGCGATACTGACAGTATAAAAAAAGCGAACACCCTAAAAGAGTATTCGCTTAGTTTAAACAATCATAATAGATTATTTTAATAGTTTATCCAATTATTATATCCATAAGGATAATAGATATCATATCTATCAATAGGATAAACAACCTGAGTACCATAATAAACAGTAATTGGCCTATATTGTATTGTATTTTCTACAACTGGTACCATTCTCACATTTTGGGTTACTATTGGACTATAATAATGCCCATAATAGTTATAGTATGTTGGATGACCACTATATACAACTACTGGTTGTGGAATAACCTGATACTGTTGGGCTGGCTTATGACACCAGTTGGCACCACAGCAACACAACAATAACATCAGTATCGAAATGTATTTCATGCTTCTACCACATCATTAGATACTGGTGTTACATTATTTGATATGATTTTCTTTGGGCGACCCCTACTCTTTTTGAGAGATAGTTTGCGTCTTTGGCGACGAACCATAGCAGTACTAATATTCTGTCCTGTCATTTGGCTCAACTTTGATGCCAATGCCTCATCACATAGAATACCATGGTTGTTTTGAATAAAATCTAATTCTGCATTTGACCATTTTTTATAATTAGCCATAAATCTGTTCCTTTTATGTATATTGACTAAAAACATATCAACCTTATTATACTAAAGGTTGACAAGTTTCGTGCAAGGAGTTTTTATGACAAAACAACAAATTAATCTTACCGATTCTGTTTTGGATATCAAAGCATCTGGTTGTGATGTTTCTGATCGTGCTATTGCAGCAGACTTAAATTTACCAGAAGGCAAAACCATAGCAGAACTATTAAATGAACAAAAAGAAAAAAACAGACAATAAAGTTTCAGAAGAAGATTTTTTAAGAGTACTAGAGAATATAGGCAAAAGATTAGCTCATAAATTTCGTTTTGGCTATCACGATATAGAAGATATGAAGCAGCAGGCAGCTATTTTTGCTCTAGAAGGCTTAGAAAAATATGATAATAAAAGACCATTAGAGAATTTCTTATGGACACACGTAAGAAATAGATTGTTTAATTATAAACGTAATAATTATCAACGACCAGATATTCCTTGTTTATCATGTCCTCTATATGATCCTAACTATAAAAACTCAAAAAATCAATGTTCTAAATATGCAAATAAAGATGATTGTGAATTGTATTCTACATGGGCGTCTCGCAATATTGCCAAAAAAAATATTATGCAACCATCATATATAGAATATGATATTAGTAATAATAAAAATTTTGATTCTAAGATGCAAAATCATGAGATTATCAAACTATTAGATGAAAATATAGAGCCAGAATTCAGAGAAAGTTATTTAAGACTTAAGCATGGTGAGAAAATTCCTAAACAACAGCTTAAAAAATTACAAAGCCATATAGAATTGATTATAGGAGAAGATAAATGTCAGGAAATATTCCCAAAAAACGAGGACAATTAAGTCTTGAAGAAGAAAAGTTTATTAGAGAGAATATTATAGTTCTATCCGTTGAGGAAATAGCAGAAAATTTAAACAGAAATCCTGAGCCTATAAAAAGATATATCAAAGAAAATAATATAACTGCTAGCGAAAATGCTAAGGATCTTGAACTTTTAAAAAGAAAATTACATACTAAAACCTTTTGGCATGAAATTACTAGACAGTTTGATAGTGATACCGGAGAACTAGCATACTTTGAGGATACCTGGATAGGATTAATTCAACAGTTTAGAGAGGATGTTTTACCAGCAGAAGAACTACAAATTAAACAATTTATTACCATAGATATTCTTATTAATCGTAGTATGAAGGAGAGAAAAAGACATATTGCAGAAACAGACAAATTACAACAGCTTGTAGATAAAGAATATGAAAAACCAGAAGATCAAAGAGATATACCTAAATTGGCTAATCTGGAAACACAATTAAGTTTCGCTCGTAATAGTATTGCTAATTATACAAATGAATATACTAAACTACTTAATGAGCAACAAAAAATTAGTAAAGATTTAAAAGCAACCAGAGAGCAAAGAATCAAAAGAATAGAAGATGGTAAAAGTTCTTGGATAGGATTAATACGTATGTTAGAAGACGAAACCATAAGAGAAAAAGAAGGTAGAGAAATGGAGATTCTCGCCATCGCAACAGAAAAAAATAAAAATAAACTACAAGAATATCATCAATATCAAGATGGTATAATAGATCAACCATTTTTAACACCAGATAGCATACAATGACTAAAACAGCAGCTATAACAGGAATAACTGGACAAGATGGAAGTTATTTAGCTGAACTATTACTTAATAATGGATACAATGTTGTAGGACTATATAGAAGAAGTAGTAACTCTAATTTTCAAAGAATTAAACATTTACTTGGTAATAAAAGATTAATCTTAGAAGAATTTGATGTTACTGATCCTGCAGATTGTGTTGATATTATAACCAAACATAGACCTCATCATTTTTATAATTTGGCAGCACAAAGTCATGTGGCCACGAGTTTCAAACAGCCAACCACAACATTTGAAATTAATACTATTGGAGTAATAAATATATTAGAAAATATCAGAAAGTTTTCATCAACAACTCGATTTTATCAAGCTAGTACTAGTGAAATGTTCGGATCTAATTATATTTTAGATGAGCATGGCGAAAAATACCAAAATGAAACCACTGCTTTTTTACCTCAGAGTCCTTATGCTGTTTCTAAACTGTCTAGCCATAGAATGATACAGATCTATAGGGAAGCATATGGGTTATACGCTACCAGTGGCATATTATTTAATCACGAAAGCCCACGACGTGGTGAAAACTTTGTTACTAGAAAAATTACTAAGTATATCGGTCATTTGGTTAATAAAAAAACAACCGAAAGATTAAAATTAGGAAACATTAAAGTTTTAAGAGATTGGGGTCATGCTAAGGATTATGTGCTTGCTATGAGGTTAATGTTATCTCATGGTAATCCTGATGATTTTGTTATTAGCACAGGATACTCTCATACCGTTGAATCTTTTCTTGAATATGCTTTTAAGTGTGTCAATTTGAATTATTTAAACCATATAGAAATTGATCATAATCTTTACAGACCAATGGAAGTTGAGTTTTGCAGAGGAGACTCGACAAAAGCTAAAAATATTCTAGGATGGCAACCAAAAATATCATTTGAACAATTGGTAGAAGATATGGTTTTTTCAGACATAGAGAGTACTAGGTATGAATAGAGACTTTAATGATCCTAGTTACAAACGATGGAGACAGGACGTATATAAAAGAGATAATTTTAAGTGTCAATGGCCAAATTGTAATATGAAAAGAAAACTTAATGCTCATCATATAAAAACATGGGCACACAATATTGGTTTAAGATTTAATACAGATAATGGTATTACTTTGTGCTCATATCATCATAAATTGATCAAAGGATTAGAACACCTATATGAAGCAATATTCCTAAAAATAGTAGCGAGTAAAAAATATGGTAAATCATAATGACTTTGTGATAATTGTGGACACCAGAGAGCAGCAACCATGGGAGTTTCCACATCATGCTACTGCTAATAGAAAACTTGATACTGGCGACTACAGCGTAGAAGGATTAGAAGATATAGTTTGCATAGAAAGAAAAAAAAGCGCTAGTGAATTTGCTAATAATATTGTAGAAAGTAGATTTGCAGATGTTATATCTCGTCTTAGTAATATTAAATATTCTTTTCTTCTAATGGAATTTGATTTAGAAGACCTATTAATTTACCCTATAGGAAGTACAGTTCCTAAAAAAATGTGGGATAAAATAAAAATAACTCCAGCATTTTTGATTAAAAATATTTTAGAGTTGCAGATTAATCATAATATTATAGTATATTTTTGTGGAGACTCGTCTAATGCTCAAAAAATGGCAGAGTACATACTTAAAAAAATCTATTATATAGAGGAAGTAGTTAAAAAAAAGGAGAAAAAAAATGAAACTTAATAAAGAAATTGTGATTCAACAGCCACCATATACAGCTTCTAATGGAACCATAGTCAAGCCAGAACCAATGACATATACAGAATTAGATGTTACATATATTATTAGACCAATAAATAATACTATATATGCACAGATCGCTGGTATACCTAGTCCAATTATGCTTTTACAAGAAGATAATATTGGAGTTTTGAATTTAACAATCGAAAACTTAGAAGCTATATTATTGAATAAGTTAGGAGAAGACCCTCAGAGTTTCTTACAGTCTTTATTTCCAAAAACACTAGAATCTGATCCTGATGGACCAGGAAGTATCTTATCTGGAATGATAGCTTCTATGGGTATTAAGACTACTCCGACCTGTAGCTGTAAGAGACATGCTATAGAAATGAATGAGAAAGGTAGTGATTGGTGTGAGCAAAATATGCCTACTATTCTGAAATGGCTAAAAGAAGAAAGTGCTAAACGCAATCTTCCTTTTGTCGAGACTGTAGCAAAAATTATGGTATCTAGAGCGATTAAAACATCACGCAGACTAAAAGCAAAAAATGCCAAATAGTCAAAGTATAATTACTAATTTTGACGATGCCTGGTTAGGCTTAGGAGATTTATCTTCTCTAAGTATCATAGATAATCCTATGATACATAGAAAAGAACAGGACATAGAAAATCCTGATCTTCATTTGATAAAACTCTTAAGAAATCCTAAATATATTGGAACTACTTGTAAACTACTTTTTAATATAGAACTTCATCCTATACAAATAGCAATTATTCAGGAATTTTGGATCAGATCTTTTCCTATGTATGTTGCTAGTCGTGGTTGGGGTAAAAGCTTTTTATTAGCATTATATTCAGTGTTACGATGTGCATTTTTTCCAGGAACTAAAATAGTAGTTGTTGGAGCAGCATTTAGACAGAGCAAGATTATATTTGAATATATGGAAACAATTTGGAGAAATAGTCCTATCTTGCGTAGTATTTTTAGTGGTAATGATGATGGCCCACGAAGAGATGTTGATAGATGTACAATGAGATTAGGGGATAGTTGGACAATAGCAATTCCTATGGGTGATGGTAGTAAGATTAGAGGTTTAAGAGCACATATTATTATTGCTGACGAGTTTGCGTCTATCTCTCCTGATATATACGAAACTGTTGTATCGGGATTCGCAGCAGTTAGTGCTAGTCCAATACAGAATGTTAAAGAACAAGCTCGTAAACAAGCTATGATCCAGGCAGGAATATGGAATGATGATCTTGAAGAACTAAATGTCAAAATGGGTAATCAGGCTATTATTAGTGGTACTGCTGATTATGATTTTAAACATTTTTCTAGTTATTGGAAAAGATACAAAGCTATCATAGAAAGCAAGGGAGATCAGCAAAAACTAACTGACATTTTTAAAGGAGAAGTACCTAGTAATTTTAATTGGAAAGACTATAGTATTATTCGCATACCATATGAATTAATTCCTAAAGGATTCATGGATGATAAACAGGTGAGTAGAGCAAAAGCTACCATCCATACTGGCATATATAATATGGAATATGCAGCATGTTTTGTTAAAGATAGCGAAGGATTTTTCCGTCGCAGTTTAATAGAAAGTTGTGTTGTATCTAATACTAATATTATGATAGATAATAAACCATTAATATTTGATGCAACTATCCATGGAGATCCAAAAAAACAATATATTTATGGAATCGATCCCGCAAGCGAGCAAGATAATTTTAGCATAGTAATATTAGAAGTAAATCCAAATCATAATAAAATTGTATACTGTTGGACAACCAATAGAAGTAATTTTAAGGAAAGACTTAAGAAAGGATTAGCTCAGGATTATGATTTCTATGGATTCTGTGCTAGGAAAATTAGAAATTTAATGAAAACTTTTCATCCTATCAAAATTGGAATGGATGCTCAAGGAGGAGGTGTTGCTATAGAGGAATCATTACACGACCCAGGAAAGATAGAACCTGGAGAACAATTAATATGGCCAATAATTGATCCAGACAAAGCCAAAGATACTGACAATCAGGCTGGTTTACATGTGCTAGAACTAGTTCAATTTGCGAAAGCAGAATGGACCAGCCAAGCAAATCATGGATTAAGAAAAGATTTTGAAGATAAAGTTTTATTATTCCCTGCTTTTGATAATTTGACACTAGGGTTAGCTATGGAAACAGAAGGAAAAGACATCTTTACGGATGATCTTAGTCCATTATATGATAGCTTAAGTGAATGTATATTAGAAATAGAAGATCTTAAAAATGAATTAACAACAATTGTTATGACTCAAACTAGCACAGGACCAAATGCTAGAGATCGATGGGATACTCCGGAAACAAAATTACCAGGAGGCAAAAAGGGTCGAATGAGAAAAGACCGCTATAGTTCATTATTAATAGCTAATATGCTAGCAAGACAAATACATAGATCATTAAAACCTATAGACTATGACATTATTGGAGCAAATGCTAGAGACTCATATAAGGCAGACGGCAACATGTATAAGGGGCCAGATTGGTTTACGGGAGGAGCTAATGATGATATATATACTGGAATTTATAGATAAAGTGTATAATATATAATATAATCAAATTACAATTCTATTAAGATATAATTAAAAATATGGCTAAAAGAAAAACAAAAGACGATATTATTCAAAACTCACCAATTATTCCTCAAGAAGCTTATATTACTTGGGGAGATGATCTAGAAAGTAAAAAAGAAGCTCTTAAAAATTCAGGAGCATCATTAGATGAATTTACTCTTATAGATAAATCTACAGCATCATTTGGTAGATATCGTATGGATTTTTCTAATCTTGATGGACCAACTGGTGGTCGCCCAGGATTAACAAAACAAGATTACTATAATTTCAGACCAGAGGAAGCTCCTCCTGTAAGAATCAAATTAATACTTAAAAAAGCTGAAGAAATTTATCAGAGAGTTGGTTTAGTAAAAAATGTTATTGATCTTATGGGTGATTTTGCTAGTCAAGGAATACGACTAGTTCATAGAAATAAAAGAATAGAAAGATTTTATAGAAGATGGTTCAAGAAAATTAATGGTAAAGATAGAAGTGAAAGATTTTTAAATAATCTATACAAGAGTGGTAATATTGTTATAGATAGAAGAACTGCAAAGATTAGTTTAAAGATCACAGATAAATTATATAAGAGTTTAGGATCCCCAGATATGATCCTATCTGATACTGATGAAATCAATATAGAGAAAAGAGAGATACCATGGAAATATACTTTTATAGATCCTGTATTTGTTGACGTTACTGCTGGAGCGCTATCTTCATTTGTTACAAACAAAACTTATGAACTACAGGTTCCTCCTTCCTTAAGAAAAATTATTAATAATCCAAAAACAGAAGCAGAAAAAATGGTTGTAGCCAATCTTCCTCAACAGATTATTGAAGCGGCCAAAATCAAAAAAGGATATCCTCTTGATCCTGAGAAGACTTCAGTTTTTCATTATAAAAAAGATGATTGGCAGAGTTGGGCTTATCCAATGATATATGCTATTATGGATGATATTGCCGTTATCGAAAAATTAAAATTAGCAGATATGGCGGCATTAGACGGAGCTATTAGTAATATCAGAATATTTAAACTTGGAAATTTAGAGCATAAAATTGCACCAACTAAAGCAGCAACATCTAAGCTAGCTAGTATTTTAGGAAATAATGTTGGTGGTGGAACAATGGATTTAATTTGGGGTCCAGATATTGAACTTATAGAAAGTAATACAAATGTACATAATTTTCTAGGAGAAGGAAAATATATTCCACACTTAAATAGTGTTTATGCTGGTCTTGGTATTCCTCCTACTTTAACAGGAACTTTCGGCGCAGCTGGTACAACAAATAATTTCATTAGTCTTAAGACGCTCACTCAAAGACTTCAATACGGAAGAGATGTTTTAATAGAATTTTGGGAACAAGAAATTGCTTTAGTTCAAAAAGCTATGGGTTTTAAATATCCAGCACGAATAGAGTTTGATAGGATGGATCTTAGTAATGAAGATACAGAAAAAGCATTATTAGTACAACTAGCAGATAGAAATCTCATTAGTGATGAACTATTACAAACAAGATTTGGTTTTGATCCGGACATTGAAAAGACCAGACTAAACAGAGAAAGCAGAGAAAGAGATAGTAATCGTATGGTTCAAAAATCTGGTCCATGGTTTGATCCTGAATTTGAAAAATCATTGAAAAAAATAGCCTTACAAACAGGAATAGTAACTCCGAGTCAGATAGGACTAGAATTAGATAAAAAGAAAAATGGAGAAAAAAATGCGATAGAACTCAAAACGCCTGCAATTCCTGGTATGCCTTCAAAGCCAACTAAGTTGGCAAACGATTCGCCAGAATCGTTATCTGGACAGCCCCAACAAGGTCGCCCCAAAAATTCCAAAGACCAGACCACCAGAAAAACAAAAACGTTTTCGCCCCAGACAGGAGCCTCAATTATGTTGTGGGCGATCAAAGCACAGGACGAAATTAGTCAAACAATAAATCCAATACTATTAGAATTTTATGGTAAAAAAGATCTAAGAAGCCTATCTGCTGAAGAGAGTAAAGAGATAGAAAAATTTAAAACAAAACTGTTTTTATCTATGAAACCTAATGCGTCCATTACTAAAGATAATTTTAACGAATATATTAGTAGTATGGATTTAGCAGATAATGCTCACTTATACCATAATTATCAAAGTTGGATTAAACAAGTAGCAGCAGAACAATCAGAACCCTTATCAAGCGACCAACAAAAACAGGCCAAAATATCTTATTATTGTATGGTGTACAGTAATATTACTTAAGGAGTTAATTCATGTATATATTTCAGCAAGAATACGATGACGGCCTAGAAAACCAAATTAAATCTTCTGCATCAATATCTTATGCTGCTTTAGCTCAACCATGTTCAGATAATAACATAACCAATACTATGAAGCATATTAAGAGTATTGCTTCTTTAGATGATCAAGATCTTTATTATGTTCAATCTATTTTAGTAACTTCTAGTTGGAATAAAAATGACGATATTTTTGATAAAACAGAAATATGGTTGGCCAAAAATACCCCAGAAGATAAGCCGACAAATCTTGAACATGATGAGAATACTATTATTGGTCATATAGTATCAAATTATCCAATAACAGAGGATGGAATTCTTATAGATGAAAATACTCCTCTAGAAAATTTACCAGACAAATACCATATTCTCACAGGATCAGTTATTTACAAAGCTTTTTCTAGTCCAGAACTTAGAGAAAGATCAGAAAAACTAATAGCTGAAATAGAAAATGGCCAAAAATATGTTAGTATGGAATGTTTATTTAAGGGATTTGATTATGGATTATTAAACAAGGCTAATAATGAATATAAAATATTAGCTAGAAATAATGAAACAGCATATTTAACAAAATACCTAAGAGCTTACGGCGGATTAGGCGAACACCAAGACTATAAAATTGGAAGAGTATTGAGAAATATCACATTTTCTGGCAAAGGTTTTGTTAATAAGCCAGCTAATCCTGATAGCGTCATCTTTACTCAAAAACAATCTTCTGCACAAATTCAAAATATTTTGCTCGAAAAAAATGAAGATTTTTCAATATCAGGTGTATCTGATAAGCAGTTAACCAATAGCATGGAGAACAATACTATGAGTTTAGATCTAGACCCAGTAATGAAAGACGTAGCAGAAATCAAAAGCAAGATCGAAGCTATGGAAGTTAAAACAGCTCAATCAGCCTCTGAAACTATTCTATCATTAGAAGAAGTTATTAAGGCTAATAATGAAACAATCAAAAGTCATGAAGCTAAGATAGCCGAAATAACAGCAGCTCTAGAAGTTCTAAACTCTGAAAAAGAGCTAGCTGCTAAGACAGCAGACGAAGCTATGAAGAAAAAGATGGAAGAATTCAAAAAAGCACAATCAGATCTTGATGCTGCTTTGGAAGTTATTGCCGCATACAAAGGCAAAGAAGAAGAAATGATGAAAAAAGAAAAGAAGATGAAAAGAATGGCTACTCTAATAGAAAATGGCTTAGATAGCGACGAAGCTCAAGCCACAGTAGACAAACTAGAATCTTTAGACGATGAAACTTTTGAAGCTGTAACATCACTAGCTGCTGTTATGAAAAAGAAAACAAAAGTTGAAGAAAAAGTAAAATCTTCAGATAATACTGAAACAAAGCCTTCTGAGCTAGTTACAGAAGCAGCTTTAGAAAATGTTGAAGTTGAAGAACAAGTTAATCTTGGAGTTGGTGGCGAAGCAGAAAGTTCTGTTGAGACTACCAGAGCAGCATTAGTAGAATTTGTTTCAAGCAGATTAGGTAAGAAACTCTAATAAGGGAGAATAAAATGGCTCTTAAACCAGATCGTATCGAAGCTTACACAGACATTTCATACTTCATGAACACAGTTGCTGAAAGAGGCGGCGTAGTCGTTCATCTAACCAGTGGATCTGGTGTTTCAATGGATGATGCTAATGCTGTTGTAAGTTATCCAACCGGAGTTCTAGCTGGTACCAATCCAGCTGGCGTTCTATTAAATGATGTTGTTAATCTTGATCTAACAAGACAGCACATTAATTGGTACCGTGATGAAATGCAGGTTGGTGGCAAGGTTACTCTACTACGTCAGGGTCAAGTTACTACTAACGTAGTTGCCACAGGAGTATCCCCAACAGCCGGTGCTGATGCCTATTATGATGCAAACGGTAAGTTTACAACTGTTAGTACAGATAGCACCAAAGTTGGAAGATTCCTTGGCGGCAAAGATTCTGATGGTTATGTCAAAGTAGATATCAATATCACCTGATAAGGGAGAAAAAAATGTCAGCTAAAACAGAAAGATTTCAGCCTTCGCCAGAATTAACAGAACTTCTTGTTCGTTCTGGCTCGCAAAATAGAGAAGTTGCTCTTGCCGCTAATGCAGAATTTGCAAAAGCGCTAGAGCTTCCATTGAGAAAAGGTCTTCTTAGTGGTGATATTCTAGACGGCATCTTCGAGCCAATTCAGCTTCAGCAAGGTGCTACTCCTGAATTTCCACTAGATTTCTTAGCTCCTGGAACAGAAAAAGATTTCGTAGCTTATACTATTCCAAATCACGGCTACATCCCAGAAAAGCATGTTGAGAGCGATTATGTCATGGTTCCAACCTATGACATCGGATCTTCAATAGATTATCTATTAAAGTATGCTCGCGATGCTCGTTGGGACGTTGTTGGTCGTGCTATGGAAGTTCTAGAGGGTTCATTCGTCAAGAAGATGAATGATGACGGTTGGCACACACTACTTGCTGCTGGTGTTGACCGCAATATCGTTGTATACGATAGCGATGCTTCTCCAAATCAGTTTACTAAGAGATTAGTAAGCTTAATGAAGACCGTTATGCGTAGAAACGGTGGCGGTAATAGTGCTAGTACCAATCGTGGTATCCTAACAGACCTTTATGTCTCACCAGAGGCTATGGAAGATATCCGTAACTGGGGTATCGATCAGATCGACGAATTTACTCGTCGTGAGATCTATACAGCCGCTGACGGAACTCTTAATAGAGTTTTTGGTGTTAATCTTCATGATAGAGACGAGTTGGGTGTTGGACAAGAATATCAGCTATTCTATAGCAATGTTCTACAAGCCACACTACCATCAGGCGATAGTGAAATTGTTGTTGGTCTTGATCTACGCAAGAGAGACAGTTTCATTATGCCAGTTCGTGAGCAAGTTCAGATCTTCGAAGACGAAACACTACATCGTCAAAAGAGAGCTGGCTTCTACGGATGGGCAGAACAGGGTTTCGCTGTTCTAGATAATCGCAGAGTCATCCTCGGATCTCTATGATCAGATAATCAATCACATCTGAAAATTAAAGGCTGGCCGAATGGCTGGCCTTTTTTTTTAGGTGTATTTAATACTGTATCTTATAACATAAAGGTGCTATTATTATGGCAGCAAGCAAATATGATTTTGCTATAGAGCAGGGATCATCTTTTAAACTAAGTATTATCTATAAAGATTCTGCTGGGGTTCCTATTAATTTGACCAATTATTGCGCTAGAATAACGTGGAAAACCAATACTGGAGTAACTCAAATATTTAGTTCAGATAATACAATCAATCAAGGTGTATATAAATTTATCATTAATGATGAAGAAGGTAAGTTAACTTTCCTTTTACCATCTCATACTACTAATCAATTTAATTTTAGTAATGCAAAATATGATCTTGAGTTACAGTCGAATGAGCCGTTTTATGGTGACGGTAGTGTGAATGAAGGAGGAAAGTATACTATAAGAATATTATTTGGAACTATTAATATTGTTAAACGATATAGTCAATCAGGATCAAATTTGGAGTGCTCAACATGAGTGATTTTATATTAGAAATATTGGAACCGAGCATAACTTATTTAGATGTTAGTACTAGTTTTATTGAAAATATCAACAATATTGAGATCGAAAGATCTGAAAATTTTAATATAGAAATAGTTAATAGCGAAAAAATACTTTGGAGCGACCTACCAGACAATATTCCAATAAGTAAAATTAGTGGTAATTTACATGTATCAAGAATTGATGATTTAGATAGCTATATACAACAATTTTTAACAGATAATGCAACAGTTCATGTTGATGATCTACTTTGGGGTAATAATAATATTGGACTGAGTGGATATTTAGATCAGTATGAATTTGACTGTGGTACTCCTTAAAATAACTTTACAGAAAGGTTTCTACAATGGCTGTTAATACAAGAATTCAACTCAGGAGAGGATATTCACACGGTTATACAGGAGCACAAATAGGATCTCTTGCCGTTGCTGGCAATGTCTGGAATAATACCACAAGTCTTCTTGCTCAAGGTGAAATTGGATATGAAATTGATACTGGTCGATTTAAGATCGGTAAAGACGGTACAACAACCTGGGGAAGTTTGCCATATGCTGGTGGATCATCCATACTTCCAGGAAGTGGTATGGCCACACTATTTGATCAAACTAACAATACATATACATTACATAGCCCATTAGCCACAGGAAATAGTATTACTATAAGCTCCTATCAGGTAGCAGGAAATGGTACATCAGCGCCGTCTGGCAGCGGATATACTATTGGATTATCTGAAAATATTAATGTTGGATCAATTCAAGCTACTGGAAGCGGAGGCAGTTATTTTAACAATCTTGGTATTAGTGGAACATTAAGTGTTGGTGGTGGTATAGATATTTTATTGGCAGCACAAATTCTTGCTCAAGGACCAATTGCTTACTCTGGAAATCCAACAAGATTTCAAGGAGATGTATATTTTGATAATGTCCCAAAGGTGGGATCATCCGGTAATGGAGGTATAAATGCCACAGGAGTAAGTTTACAAGGTCATACTCATCAATGGTCAGACATTACTAATCTTACTGGTTTTTGTAACAGTGTTGCTGATTGTGTTGATACTCAATTAATTGCTAGTACGGGAGTACAATTAGTATACGATGCAGCAGGCAATGGTGGTAGTGGCACAATGAGTTTGGCCCTAAGTGGACAAGCTCTTGCTTTACATAATCTAAGTTCTAATGGACTAATAGCACGTTCAGGCACGAATGAAATTGTTGCTAGAACTATCACGGCTAGCGGAAACAATATACTTATTGGTAATGGAGACGGGATTCTAGATAATCCTTCTATTGGATTAAATCCAAATGTGACTATTTCAGGTTTAACGACAACAGGAGATGTTACTGTCGGAGGAAATCTGATTGTTCAAGGAGATACAA